CATTTATACTATATGTTCCTATAGATGTAGTTCCATCAATATCAAGGCTGCCTACTTCATTTGTAACAAGTTCAGCAACATACTCTAGTTTGGTGGCATTACCTGCAACATCAACCAAATTATATCCATCAACATAATTACCATACACCAAGCGATTACCCATGATTGTTTGTGCCTGCGCCAATCTTGGTACATTGTCATACAACCTAAGTATTTCGCTATCAGGCAATACGGTAAATATTTTGCTATTGCTAAATGTAAATGTGTAGTCTGTATTGTCAACCAATCCCAATTCACTCTTATCAAGTTCCTCTATAACTTTGATGATACCTGTGTTCATATCCTTGAACAACAACTCCACACTCTTAACCAAGAAACCACCTGCGTTGTATGTAATAACACAAGCATTGGTAATGTTTACCATTCCCTCATTTAAGAAAGCATCAGTTGTAAACTTAAATACATTTGGGATAAATGAAGGCTCAGAGAACTGAGATGTAGCTGAATACTCGCCATCCTCATATCTATATCTATACGCAAACGATACAAACCTTTCTTCAAGGAAATTATTTTGAGTAAATGTTTCTACAGGCTGTATTATTGGAGAGTTTGTAGGTGGTCTTTTTAAAACCAACAACTGCTCTGCTATAATACCATCAGTAGAAGTAACATTGACAGGTTGGGTATAAGCCTTAGTTACATTTATTTTTCTTGGTGGGTTTAGGTTGTCCGTAAAAAACAACAAGTCATCAACCAAATCTACTCCTGTAATTAGATACTGCTCATCAAAGTTAAGCGTGGTGTTAACACCACTACCATCATCTACAGATACTATATGGTATGTAAGGGCAGATGTCTTAGTGTCAAACGATACTATCATATCTATCTTACCTGTATTACTCGAAACAAAATTATTGTCGTGAATAAACCAATAGATAGTCTCTGCCTCCCCATCCTCATATGCACCTATACATCTTGCATTAGAAGATAGTTCTACTCCATCAAACATCAGAGTAGTCAACTTGGTATTACCCTTCACATTAGATACAGCACCTATCTCGGAGTTGGTTTCCTCTGAACCAATCCTAATATTTATTGCATCAATGTATTCTCCATTACGAATAAGGCGTTGGTCGGTGTCCTTATTCATTTTACCTAATACAAAATTTCTTTGATAATTTGCCATATTACTTTAGCCACTTGTTTTGACCTCTAAGATTCATAAGAAGTCTACTCGGATGTATATTGCTCAATCTTATCTTTGCGTTTCTTAGAAGTGCTGTCTTTCTTCTCCTTGCTCTATTTACCACATACTCCTGCACACCAAGTTTAGAGTTGAGGATTGCATACTCAATGTACGCATAGATATAATCCTCGAATAATTTATTTACAGTTATCTTAGAGTTGTCTCCACTTTCCATGCCATCAGATACATACTCAAGCACACACAACTCTCCTGCCATTCCTGATGAGAAGTTTATCACACCACCTTTTCTGTCAATACTAAAGGTTGGATTTATGTTTGCAGTCTCTGTATTTAAGCCAAATCTTGAACCAAGAGTATAGTCAAAGTACCAATCCCCATTATAGCAATACCCCTCCATGCCATTAAACTGACTGTTTTGGTTTAGGTATATAGACTTCTTTTGACCTGTAACTCTATCTAAGTCAAGTTTTGATTCTTCGGGTTTAAGGACATTGCCATTCTCATCAAACAAGATATTACAATCATTGTCTTGTAGATATGCACCACTCCAATTTGTTTGGATGTTTTCGCTTAATGGATATAATGTTCCATTTTTATACATAGATATTCTAACCCAATTCACATAATCGGGAGGTAGAATAAATCTAAGATTATCACATACATCTAATTCCAAAATCTTTACCTCCTTGAACGCATCGTAGTTCAACTCCTGTATTCCCCTTTTTGCGTGGAATAGAATCTTGTATCTTGGTTCATTATTAATAAGGCTGCTATTGCCATGATACATCAACATAAAATTGTTGACAATATCAAACAGACTGACATATTGGTATGAACCCCAATTAGAATCTGTAGGTGCTACACCTCCATTCTCATAATACTGATATGCAGTTATATATGCCATTACTTATTATTTTAGTTCGTTACTATCAATCTGTTCTTCTGCCTGTGCGAATTGTACCGTTTGAATCTCTCTGATACTCATACCTGCATATTGAAGTATCTTGTTTACCAAGTTGTTCTCATCATCCAAAGGAAGTTCAAAGTCTTGGTAGTCAGGCTGTGATTGGTCAAATGATGGCTCTCCACCTGATAGAGATACATATGTCCACTTAGGGTCTTTAGGGTATCTAATATACTGCGCCCTTACATCGCCCTGTGTATTTATGGTATTAGGATATAGATAGATAAAGTTTCCCTCTTGACTATATGCAGGGAACAATTCCGTTGGACTCGTTAGTAAAGAGTTGGTAAGCATAGTAATGTTCTTATTAGAAACATTCTCTGCCTCAACCGTATTCGTTCCAATAACCAAAACCTTATTAATAAAGTAGTAGTCCTCTCCTGTTGTTGTTGGAGATGGTAAGAAGAACTTGTTTGCTGCATCGTGCGTCAAGTCTTTCTCTAAGGAGAAGTAATCTATAACCTCTTCTATTCCCTTCTGAATATCAGCGTACCCTGTTCCCGACTGCCTTGCGTTCTTCTTGCTTATATAGTAGTTATATGTCGTAAAGTAGTCCTCGAATATATCCATCTGTGCCTGCTTTGCAAACAGGTTAAAGTCTGATGGAGAAATATATCCATAGTTGTTCTTATTGAGTATAGCCAATACTGTATTTCTTACAGAGTTTATCATATACTAAGTCTTTGTACAAAGATAAGCAAAAAAAAGAAGTGAGTTTCTTACAACCCACTTCCACAAAAAAGGAATATATGCGAATGATATTATTCTAAATCTGCTTCTCTAAGAACTCAAGGACTTCAACGCCCTCATCACTCTTAAAGTATGATGCCAAGAAACTTACAGTTTCATCTCCAAATGGAACAGCCACTAACCTTTTCTTATTATCCTTTAGGTTGTAATGTACATCTCTCCCATTGTTACGGATTGAAATTAATTTCTCATCTATAAACTTATTAATCTTAGACATTAGCTGTAACTCAGGATTTGTTACTGCTGCCATAAAGCCTTGTGCATCCCTCCTTGCATAAACCATTAAATCTCTACGCAATTCGGCAGTAGTCATATTAGCTACATTAGATGAAAGCAATATTCTACCAACTGCTTCTGCCTGCTCGATAGTTAAATCTTTAGCTGTAGATAAAGCATCAATCTCCATCTCAAGATAATCTAATTCTTCTTTAGCATCCTTCTCATTGTCCACCTCTTCAAACTTTCTTCCATTCATTGGATGGTAGTAAAGGAACTCCTGTAGCGTTGGATTGTTTCTTGGAACTGTAAGGAATCCATCCTCAAAGATAATTGGAGAGATAATAGCGTTGCCATCCTGCTCATCCTCGAATATGCTCTTTTGATTAGAGGCATACCTTAGTACCCTGTTCTCATTCTTATCTTCGTCAAAGTACATTAGTGGAGACCTTCTTGAGTTTCTTGATGGAAGGATAAATGTTAGAGGTGCTGAACCTCTTGTCAACCGATAGGTACGGTCTTTTATTTCTCTTTTCATTTGAATTTAATTTAATTTAAAAAGGATTAGGAGTGTCTTTGAAGACACTCCATCAATCCTGTCATTATTATAAAATCTGTAGTATAATCAATTTTACTCCTCAAATAAGAAGAAGTTGTTTGCACCCATAGTACATACACATCTTTCAGATAGGAAGTTTACTTCCATAGCATCTAAATCAGATGTAGCTGCACCACCTGCTGAACCTGTAATCCAAGTCTTCATCTTACGGTCTTCTGTTTGAGAAGCACGATAACGAACATGAAGGAAAGGTCTCTTAGCGTTCTTACCAAGAACTTGGTCGTATACGCTTGTTGTACCAGCAGGTACTAATAGACCATTCACACGACCTGAACCTGCACCTGTAGGTAGTCCTCCACGCATAGTTGGGTCGTTCAAGTATTTCCAATCAGACTTGTAGAAGTCATATCCTCTACGGAATCCTGTGAATCCTAGATTCAATGCCATGTTCTCATCGTTGTCGAACAAACCGTATGATGTACCACCACCACCGTAAGAGTTCTGCTCTGCTAACATATCGTCAATGTCGAACCCGAAGTCTCTGTCAACGAAGATTACATTCTCCTCAATAGCACCTTGCTTGTCAAGGCGAGAGATGATTGTATCAAATTCTAAGAGAGTTGTAGGATTACCACCTGACCAAACATTACCTCTTTGTGATACTGTATAGAAGATACCCTCAGAACCTTTAAGACCTTCTGCTAATGCACCTGATGTTGCTTCGGCAGGAACTGCCTCAATCATTGAAGTCTCTAAGTAATCCTCAAAACGAAGACGAGTCTCATGCTCAGACTTCAAGTACCATAGGTAGCCTGTTGCTCCGTTCTCAGTGGTTACTTCTACCCAACCGATTTGAGCCATATCAGAACCGTTTACAGCGTACTTGTCTTTCAAGATAATTGGAGAGTTCTCGAAGATTTCATCGTCAGCTTCAAGACTTCCTTGCATACCTGCTGTTCCTTTTTGGAACTCAGAACCATAGATAAAGATTGTATGCACATCAACAACAGCATTAGTGAAACCTGCTGCTTCATAGAAAGAAACATCAATAGTACCTGCTCCTGTATTAACTCCTGTAATGATTGCCTTGTTAGACCCTGCACCATCGTTACGAACAACCATGATTGTTTGTCCTACTCTCAATGCAATAGCATTGTTAGTACCAAACGCAGGAACACCCACATCATTAATTGTGAATGTAGCTATTGGTGAATTTGTTAAAAGTGTTGATGTACAATTAGTGTACTTAATGTGAAGACGACCTTGCTCTGCCCACTTTACTAAGTCAGAGTTTGAAGGAATCTCTGCTCCTACCATACGAAGGAATGAAGAGATTGTACGATTACCATATCTTTCAAATTCTTTCTCATAAGTATCAGGTAGATACTGATTCAAGAAGTCGAAGTTGGTAATGTAGTTAGTGTCCGTAGGCACTTGCTGTGCCGATGGTTGCAACGCATATGTTGGCGTTGCCTGTACTTGACCTGCCATAATTATTTACTTTTTTACTTTCGTTTACTTTTAATTTTTAAACCTCTTCCCGAATTGTCGCTTACGGAACGATATTGCGTTCCACCCTTCTTAGTGACTTCGGGTGCTTTCCTCTCATCCATTTGGATGTTTTTAATCTTGCGAGTAACATCCTCTGTTGCACTCGCTGCACCTTGCTCATAAAAGAACTTAGCAAACTTTTCAGGATTCATAGCTACAGCTAATGCTTTATGATAGCCTGCTGCATCATTCATCATCCCATTGTCATCCAAATACTTTGCAATAAAGTTTTGTGGCGACAGTTGAGACTTCTTAATTTCATCAGCAGTAGAAGGTTTATAGCTGATCGTGGTGTCTCCCAAATTGAAATCAAAACCTTTGAAATCGTTAAACACCTCGTTGGTTTTCTTCTCAAACCATTCACGCTTTCTTTTAACCTCCTCCTCATAAGTCTTAGACTGCTCTATGTATTGTCGATAGGCTTCAATTTCTTGCTGCTCGCTTTCAGACTTTTGAACCGTACTTGACTCAAGGGGTTCTTTATACATCTGCTTTTGCTCGTTGAAGAAACTTTTAGCCTGCTTAACAACTCTTTTCTTTGCCAACTTCTTTCTCTTGATGTCCTTATCGTCATCCAAATCATCATCGTATGAAAACTCAGACATCAACAACTCTACATCCTCCATATCAAAGGCATCGCCATTTGCTATGTAGAACTCTTTTAGAAGTTGGTTATCATCCATGCTGTCAAAATCCCTGTTGAGTTTGATGTAGTCATCCATACTCCTTCCTGTCTTTTGCTTGTACTCATAGTACGCAGCAACATCTTCGGGAAGTTCTTGGTTTACTACCTTCTCCTCGAACAACTCATCAATAGAAGATAGTTCTCTGTTGTAACGATTCTTGATATACTCAAGCACATCATCATCGCCAAACTCTTTAGGACTTTCTTCTTCAACAACTTGCTCCTCTACAGGACTTTCTTGTTCTACAGACTCCGTTGAGTCTATATCTTCGTTTAATTCTTGTTCGTGCTTTTCGATAAGTTCTTGTTCAACCTCTTGAACAGACTTTTCATCTACACTTACTTCTCTAACTTTTAATTCCATTTGATTACAAATTTAGTAAATTATTTTTAATCGTCTTCTGTTGCTCCGATACACGCCATAACGAACAGCAACACACACATTACAATCATATCATATTATCTTGGAGAGAACTCTGCTAAATCAAAACCATCAAGGCTATCCTCGTTAGATTCAAACCTGATAGGTGGAAGATTATTCTTTCTCTGATTAATTAATTTCGACTGCTGTGTATTTTGTTGGCTTATCCTTTTGGCTTTCTCTTCGTCTTTTTTTACTTCTCTATCTTGGATAGATGACTGCTGCATATTATAAATCTGTTGATTGTATTGGAACTCCTCTGCCATCAACTGACTCTTCAATACAGCCTCCTGCTTTAACTTCTCAATCTCAAAAGCTATCTCTGCCTGCTTGACTTTAATCTTACCATTGGTTTCGGCTTCTGCTTTCTGCATAGCTACACCTGCTGCCATCTGCTGAGATTGCATATTTTGCTGTGCAGCTATTGCCTGCTGCTGCATAGCCATCTGCTGCTCCCTTTCCATCTTAGACTTACGCTTTAGCTTCAACAACTGATTGGCTACCTTTAAATTTTTAACCTCTCTAATATCAATGGCATCCTCTAAGTTAATATCATTTCTTGATAAAGCCATCTGAATGTTTTGCTCCAACATAGCCTTCTGCTCTTCATCAGGTGCAACCTCTATAAAGATTCCAAAGTCATAGATATACAAATCAGCGATGCTATCTAATATAGATACATTGTACTTGCCTATCTTATTTACAAAGTCATCTTTGAAGTCTGAATACTCCAAAATGTCTGCAATCCTGTATGTCAAAGCCTCAGATATTGTTCTAAATATATAGAGACTTCCATCAAGGATATGTCTTGTAGCTGTGTTAGAATTTAATGCTGCTAGCTTCTGTAATCCAACTAACGCATTAGCATCAGGAGTCGAAGCATCTCTAGCTTCGTTTAATCCTGTTACCGTTCTAATCATGTTTAGGTAGTGGTTGTAGTTGTATATCAACATCTGTGCCTTACCTGCTCCACTATTAGAGTTTAGCTGTTGTATTGGAACTCTTGCATTATTAAACTCCCCATCCTGCGTATATGACCTACCGATTACACTACCTGTTTGAAAGTATAACCTCAAGGCATCTTCGGGATTGTAGGCGTTGCCTGTTCCTAAATCCACCTCGTTCAATCCATCGGCATCAATATAAACACCATCAGGTACAACCCTTGATATTACCTGCTGCAACTTCAAGTGTGTAACCTGAATCAAATCAGCAAATGGTATCATCCTCCTAACCAATGACTCAATAGCACCCTTATACATTCTCGGTGCTACTGCTACATAGTTAGGTAGTGCGTGTTGAGATGACGACTTAGGGCGAACCATGTTTTTAGCCATCTCCCACTTAATAATAATGTCAGTACCCATTACCATAACGCCATCATACCATACATCAATGGTCTTCTCTATCTTCTCAAACCTTCCTTCTTCTAACATTTCTTGTGGTGGATTGAAGGTGTCATCCTTCTCAATGACTTTAGTTCCACCTGTTTCAAGAATCTTTTTCTTATATACAATCTTATTGGTTGTCTTGTAGTTGAAGTATAAAAGTGTTACCGTATCTCTACTAAACAACTCTGCATCATAGAACTGCTCCAAGTTATGATAGTCATACCAATCTTGACCTGACTGCTGTATTAACTCCATATCTTCCTTACGGATGTCAGGCTTGATTTTATATATTTCGGATAGATGTACATTTTTAACCTCGCCCCAATAAAAGCAATCCTTGAAGTGTGGGTCTTCAGTGTAGCTATACACTACATTTGCAGGGTCAACATATGAGATATTTACTCCTGCTCCTTGTTGAAACTCATGCCTTACTATACCTAATCCACAAACAGCTAAATCATAATCAACTCTTTTCCGTAAGTCTAAATAATGATTCTCTTCTAATACAGTATTGATAGCCTCCTCCTCTGCAATCTCAATAGCAGGCTTGTAGTTTAATTGCATATACAATCCAAGTTCCTCGTCTGTATTTGGTAGTTCCTCTTGCTCCATCATAAATGGATTAAGACCTGTGTTCTCTTGAATAGTATTAAGGACATCCTTTGCCAACATCTGTCCTTTAATCATATCCTGATACTTGCTTCTGTTTTCTTGAGACAAAGCATCTTGGGAGTAAGCCTTTACTTTGAAAAGCCTATCAGACATTCCATTCACTACAATGTCGACAAATTTAGGAATGACAGGCACAGGTGTCCAATCAAGATTTAGATATGAAAGGTCTCCATCTACAGCAATCTCATCCTTATATTTTTTAATGGATTGCTCGCCTCTTGCATACAATCGAAGTCTGTGATACTCCGACCAATTACTGTAGAACCTACAGTTGCCATAGTCTCTCTTGAACCATTCGTATTGAATTGCCTGACCCACCTTTAATCCAAACTCCTCAGAGTTCTTTTCAGCATTGGATGCTAATTGGTCAGGAAACCCCGTGTTATATATGTTGACATTCTTTATCATCTTATTATTTCACTTGTAGTTCCTATGTTATTGTACCTTGCAAAGTTAATGCTTATTTTTGACTTTGTTTTTTCGGGTAGGTACTTGTGCTTCTGACACGCCATTATCGCTAACCCTGAACTAATTGAAGCATCATATTTTGTTCTATTTGTAATATCAAACTTTGCCCAATCCTGTAGTGTTCTATTAAATGGCATAATGCCTATCTCTTCAGATGGTCTATGCTCTCCCTCCGAATCAAGACCTACATACTTTTCAATATACGACTCTATCGCAGCAGCGTGTGCCTGCTTCACATCTTCCGATGAGTTTGGTATTCCACCCAACTCCTTCTCGGTTTTAGATAGTCTATGGGTAGGCTTGTCGGGTCTATTCAAACAAAACCTCCTATACCCCCTATTCTTGAAATGATACAGCAGTCTTGGCTTATTGTTCTCTATAAGTATTGGCATACCGTAAAACACACAAGCCATTAGCACCTCTTCAAAAAATATCTCTGCTGTTTGTGGTCGTGCCACATACTCCAAGAAAAACTCATTACTAGGTGCATCATCCATGTTGTACTTAGTCAATCCATGCAATGCACCATTAGAGCCTCCACCACCAACAGTACCACTAATGTCGTAGCTATCGCAACCAAATGCTCCAATATGCTCATTGGCAGGAGTCATCTCTCCTCTATAGTTCTTATGCAAATTGTTCTGTAGATGCTTCGGTGGAAGCCACGATACAGAAAACCTACCTCTTGAGTCAGGCTTCCATACTACTTGACTATCTCTTATACCATCCTTCCAATAGAACGAACCTCTCGTTACATAATGCTCCCTAATCATAGAATCATTATAGTCTATCTGCTGATATATCTTTGTAAGATTAAATATTGAAGCCTTACTTTCATCCCTAAAAGCGTGTGACTCCGTTCTTGGAAACTGCCTATAATATTCATTAAGTGCATCGGCATCCTTCTTCAATGAGTCAACCTCTGCCTCCCAATAATCTATAGCACCCAAATCAATCATCTCGCCATCAATACCACGAATAGGCTTAGAAGGAGTACGCAAAACAGGCATCCCGTATCTATCAATAAAGCCTTCCATATTCCACTCCATAGGAATAAACAAACTATACAAACCACTTTTTGTCTGCCCATTCTTGTTTCGAGTTTCAGTTTTGGAATCATAGTATAAGTGTTTAAAGTTACCACCACCCTTACTCTGTGCGTTGGCTGTAGAACCCATCATACACTTTCCTATAATCTTTCTACCCAATCGCAAACAGGTCTTAGTAACCCTCCAATTATTTAGAATGTTGTTTGGCTTTATCCACTTACCACTTTCATCGTGTACTAACAACAATAGCTTCTCTCCATCGTAGCTGTTATCGTCTGTGTTCTTCCAATCTATTGTGGTGTCTAGTCCATCCATAAACTCTTCGTCTATGGTGTGCATATTCTTTTTGGTAATCTTAGAAGCAGGTACTCGGTATGCCAACTCTGTCTTTGGTTTGTCCATACCATCCATGACAGGCTTGAAAAAAAATGGTAGCTTTGAGTTGATAGGCACAACCTTGTCGGTAAACATCTTCTTAGCATCCGTACCTGTCTTTGATAGTATGCCAATCCTTGAATCTCTTGCAAGGGTAGCCACATTCACACATTCGGATGAAGACATGAACGAAAATCCACTACGCCTAATCTTTAGGTACACCATCCCAAATGCTCTTGTGTCTGCCTTTGATGCTTCCCAAAATATATACAGAATCCTATTGGCTTCCCTGAAGTCAGGATAACCAACATCTATGCTTGTCCATTGCAAGTACATATAGTGTGAGCCTGTAATGTATGTAGGCTTACCATTGTTCATAAACCAAAAGCCATCCTCTCTCCTGTCAAACTCTTCTTCTATATAACCAACCCACTTTGATTTAAAATCCGATGGCATTTGATTCCATTGGAATATAGATTTGATTCTTCCTAATTCTTTTGGTAACTCTGTTCGTTCCCAATACTGATTTCGTTTTTCAGGGTGTCTTGTGCGACACTCTTTGGGTGCTTTAGGAAGAGCAATAAATAATCCTTCAATCTTATATATCTCGCCTATCTGTCCTGTCTTGGATATAATAATAAGGTCATAGTCTTGGTTGTAACCATACTGCCATGACTTATTCTTGTTCTTTTTGGTAAGAACATTTTTAGGTATGTAATCTTTTACCACCTCGTATAGTACACTATTTAGACCTTCGTTCTGCAAATCCTGTGTTTGTGTTTATATTACTGCTTGATGGCGATTCGCCTGTAAGCCTTTCTCTTTCCTCTTCTATCTTGCTTAGTATCTCAAAGGCATCAAATATTGCTAACTTCTTAGATGCTGCTGCGTTCTTTAATCTATCTGCTGCAATATCATCATCGCCACCTGTAATGATTTCTTCATTAGCAACCTTGATAAGCTGCTCTACTGCTCGCTTGCCTGCTGCTATTATTTTAGATTTAAGTTCATTTACTTCTTTCATACTACTCCAACTATTTGGTGGTCAAACATTCTATACATAATATTTCCATCCACATCAAACTCATATTCACTCTCAGGTTTAAAAATAACCCTATCGCCCTTTTTAACGCCCTGTGTTGAAAGATATTTGTTTGGGTACTCCATAACCCCCACCAATGGCTCTCGTGTTAATGGCTTGAAGATATAGCTGTCCTGTGGTGGTATAGGAGACACGAAGCAATATCTGTCGTGTGGCTTCCACTCTCCATCCTGCTTATACATAAAAAATTGGTCATTGTCTATAAAGAACAAATCATCCTTAAAGAAACTCTTACCACTCTGCCTCCTGCCCTGCATATCGTTGTAGAACTTAAAAGCATTATGGTGTACCAATAATGTATCTCCAATTTGTATATCCCCATTATAGTTCAACGGAACTTGAAGAACCTCTGCCTCTCTATTTGCATACTTGTGGTCTTCCTCCGATGTACTTATAACAAAATCAATTCCACCTATAGACTTGGTGTTATTATATCTTTTCCCACCTACAGGTCTTACAATAAATTCATATAGTGATTTAACT